TCCACCCTATATAGGTCTGGAATATCATCGCCGTAGTTTCTGTGTGCCCACTCGAAAATATCTCTTGCCCATTGTTCGGCAAATGTTGGCGAAGTAAAAAATCCTAAAATGTGAACTTCTTCTGGGTTAAAGTAAGTAAACAATTCTGGTTGGTCTGTGTGTACTGCATAAGCATATTCACAGATCAATTCTGAGATTGTTCTTTCTCTGATATTTATTTTTCGATTAGTCATTTAAAAATCCTCCTGTAAGATTGCCTCAACCAATTCATCGTCTCGCCAAAGTAAAGCTTCTTTTAAAGCTTCGTTTTCAAATGCAATAGATGGATGAACAGTGTACTTTTCGCAGAGTGCCATAAATTTAGTTTCAGTCATTATGCTATCTCCTCTTTTCTAAGTTGTTGTTTTTGTTCTAGTTGTCTTTTACCTAAGTTTCTTAAAACAAAATATTTAGGATTTCTTTTATGCAATAAATTATTGACAAAACATTCCATTTCTACATATTGATTATCGGTAGTATATGGGTCTAGCCAAAACTCTTTAAGTTCTTCTAATATTTCTTTTTCTGTAAAAGTCATTTGTTTTCTCCTGTTTAAAAATTAAATGTATGTGTCCATCATACAGACTTATATAAGAGAAGTCACGTTATTTATAAATTAATTTGTGCCAGTGAATAAATTAATTTGTGCCAGTAAAACGACCATGGACGATGGACGATGGACCTTTGACAAATCAAGCCACAAGTTGATCGAGCTTAGTCACAAGATCATTCCAATCCACAAGGGGCGAGAAAGCCACAAGTCCATCATTGATGAGCAAATCCACAAGGGACGAAGGAACTAGATATATCTGAGATTTTTTAGACTGCCCATGGACGAGGGACTTTACTAAGAAAAAAGAGGGCGATTTCTTCCTAGATTTATGAAAGGCTATTTGATGAGGCGAGATATTCACGCGGTTGCTTTTTGTTACTTTTAATTCAACCGTGAAAAACTTCCCTTCTTTTGTCGTGCCGAGCAAATCGGGGACGCCTTGACCTGCCCACGATTCAAGCCGAACCCATTGAAATTGTTGGGTTTTCTTTTTGACTTCTTGCCAAAAATTGCTTTCAAGCTTTGCCATCAGATAAGAAGTTTAAAGAGTAAGAAATAAACTGTAAATCAATTTAAAAATTACTGTACTTATGGGATATATTCATATAGAATCTACATATAAACATTTAACTATTTTGGAGAAAATAAAAATGACTAAAAAGCAAAAAATGTATGATCAGATAAATCAACACGGGCAACGCCTCAATGATTTATTTAATACTGATCTTGATAATGTTTCTTTATGTAAGAAGTTATTTAGATTAGAGAATAAAACTCACAGACTAGCCGAGCAATACTGCAACGGCGACATTGACTGCGAGATATGGGAAAGAGAAACGGATAAAGTATTGTCTAAAGTTTCTCAAATACTAAGCACAAGTGAAGAGAATATTTACATCAATGGCGACCCTAGAGGCTACGCTCTTAAATTTTCTTCTAGCTTCACTAATAGCAATCTTGATTTTATGTATCGCGACATGGGCGGATATGGAATTATTGCTCCGGATTTTAGAGAGGTTTAACAATGACAACATATAAAATAATTAGATTTTATAGAGACGAAAATCACCCAAATAATAAGAGGGTTGTCTTAACAGGGCTTACTGAAGAGGAAGCACAAGAGCATTGTCAAAGAGAAGACACAAGAGAAAAAGGTGTTTGGTTTGATGGATATACAGAGGAGTAAACAATGAATATAACATTTAAACAAAAAGTCACGGCTAACGTAATTTTTACTTACGACGATAGACCGCAAGAACTATTTGATTTTGAAACAACAGGAATGCCGATTGATGATAGATACGAAGCTAAATTAATTCGTGATCTTATTTCACAGGTGCCGGATTCTGATACCTTAAACAAGGTATCAATCGCTTTGGGTTGCAATAATAAAGATTTTATTAAGTTGCCCATTGTTAAAAAGATTTTTTCTAGAAATGGAAAATACTTTTTTCAACCAAATCAAAGAGGCGATATAGAAAACGAAATAATCGAAGGAACAGAAATTGCAAGTTTAACCAAAAATTTTGAGGAGTAAAAAATGGATAAAAATGAACTAGCTTTTGACATAGATATATCCTCTTCTGTTTCAGGGAAAAATAAATTTTATTTAGAAGTAACAGAAAACTATGAAGGAGATAAGTGGCATGTTGCAATTTATGAAAAAGAAAACGGAGTACATGAGTATTACGAAACCAAAGGCTTTGAAACCATGGACGAATTTATAAACTATTTAAGACAATTAACAGAGGAGTAAATAATTTAAAGGTTGGGAAACAAGATTAAATTCGGACAAGGAAACCCCATTAAAACATTCCTAAACAATGCCTTTAAAGAAACAGGAGTAAATAATGAAAGACAAAAACAACGAATTAGAACACACGCTCTTTCAACTTGAAGAAGCTGTTAGCAATTTACAAAGGCTAACAAATGAGTTTGTTCAAGATGTAGAATGGGCAAACAAGAAAGTTAAGGACAATCCATTTTTGATTGCCAGACTGAGAGCAGATAACGAAAGAACAAGGAACAAGAGGAGGGACAAATGAGTTGGCATGAAAACGAAGTGTTCTTGGAGAACAAATACGAACAAGGCCTTGCAAAAGGCATGACAGAGAAACAAGCGGAAGAATACGCTCAAAAATGTTTTGAGGAGGGACAGGCATGACAAAAGAAGAACTTAGAGAAGCGATAGAGGACAGATCAAAAAGCATTATGGAAATGCTTTTTCACGACTCTTTATCTGAATGTTTTGAGGACATGCTACTTGATCTTAAACACATGGCTAAGGCTAAAACGTTTAAGCAAGTTTGTGAGTTACAAGGAAGAAACTACAGGGAAGAGATACAAATACTCAAGAGGGACAAACATGAATGAATGGCTTACAGCAAAAGAATTAAAGCAAGGAAAGGCTCAAGCAAAAAAATTTTATAAAGAGTTTTTGCAAGATGAAACTATAGGTGAACAATCATGGAACGAAATAGAAATAGACGGACAGTATTTTGACGTTGAATGTTTTGATGACGACATGGAAAAACCAAGAACTGAAACCTATTGTTCCATATACCCGACATACCTTATAAACGATTGGAGAGAAACAGATAGTGAGAAATGGATTCGTTTATTTACAAACAGGGAGCAAGCATGACTGAAGAAATAATATCAAAGAAAGACCTCTGGGCAGAGTTTGACAAGGTGTTTAATCTAACTGACAAACACGATCAATACGTCCACGTCATCATAACTTTTTGGCAAGATTCTATTGAAAACATATCTGTATTTGACAGCTTACAACTAGCAGAACGTCACATTGATTTGTTGCCGGAAGGTTTTGAGAGAGATATAGGAGATCACGAAACCTATCAAGAAATGGAAGGTACAGGCTATCGCCATTTCGTAGTACAAATGAACGACACAGACGAACAACAAGGAGTAACACAATGAGTAATGAGAAACTAGCTTTTAAATTGATAGCTAAAAGCGTGGACGACTATGCTAAAAAATGTGACAGGGAGGATAAAGACATGAATCCTATCGAAGCAACTTATTTACTGGCAAATTCTTTGGCAACGGCTTTACTTTACAAAGCCGAGGGGCATAAGGACAAATGCTTAGTCTTGATACACGAAGCTGTAAATGACGCTTTCCTGAGCGTAAAGGAGGACTAATGGCTAAATACACACACGATACCTACGCTGTAAAAATTTATGACGAGGACGGTACTTTTGTAGGTTACAACAAAGCTAATGAGATTGTTTTGTTGTACACGATAACGGATCCAAAATTACGAGCAAGAACAGTTTTACAATGGACAGAAGAAAACAGATACGAAGGACGAGCATGAAGGAAGAGTTATTTTTAGTTTGGTGCACGGACAGCTATGGGGAAACCTCCTTATTAGCTGTAACTGATAACCTTGAAAAGTGGTTAGCAGATGAGAACGAAGAAACAGGATTAGGAGAAGAACTTGAAGACTTTTACATAGAAGAAGTAAGTTCTGTGGCAACTTTAGCAATTTATGAGGGACGAGCATGAAAGCAAAAAAATACAGCACAATATCAATTTGTCAAATTGAACACAGAAGATTAAAAAGTATAAGTATGCACTTAAAGGATAAATTTGGATTCAAGCCAACACCTGAGCAAACTTTGTCTTGGATAATTAACACACAATACAAAGAATTAGGTGAGCCTTCGATTCAAAATGAGAAGCTTTCATATATTTCAAGAAAAGGTAAAGACGAATGAAAACAAACGTAGGCATAGAACTAACAGACGAAGAACGAATTAATCTAGGACAGAAGTATTACAAGAAGAACAAGCCAATAACACGGGCCGATTTGAATGTAATCGTTAAAAACTACATTAAAAGCGTGTTGACTGCCAGACCGTACACTTTGGAGGAGAAACAAAACGAACCTTATCTCAAAGAGGAGTGGTCATCACTTAGTCAGTTCAAAGAGTATTTACAAAAACAAGGCTACACCGTCATGTCTTTCGATGGCTTTCAGTTGATAGCTAAAGATAGCGACAAGCAAGTACATAGCTACACGCTTGGCTTGGGTAAAATATTAAGGGATTAGTCTTTACGAACTATCGTGTGGGTTTGGTCGATAGTTTTAGGCGATTCTTTTGGTCTATCCAACAAAGGTATAACATCCGCAAGCAACCCATCTACTTTTTTAATTAACTGATCTTGGGACATAGACTCAAGCGTACCAGTTCTAATTTCTTTCCTATCTACGTACAAACCGGCTGCTCGGCCTCTCTGTACTTCTGCGGCTACGGCTGCGGTGTAGTTGCCTTTGTCCAAAGCACAATCTCTAATCTCTGCAAGCTTTCTTATATGTCTGCCGTAAGAAACATCAAACTTTGCATTGACCTCAGCCTGTAAGTCTTGGATGTATCGAACAACTGCGGGGTATTTTCTTGGATTGGTTAACTCGGATGCTCTGCTTTTTGCAGAACTTTTAGAGTAGCCAGCAGACAAGGCACACTCTTCTTTAGTTTTACTGCCATCGTTGTACACGTATTCGTGGGCAAAACGTCTGGCTTTTTCTGAAATCTTCTTTTCAGCTTCCATGGTCGTAATGATATAACAGCAAATATCCCATAGTCAAAGGACCAAGGGCTGTTTTAGCTAAAAACCTAATTTCCTAATGTGGACCTAATGTGGCTCACATTAGGTGGAAACCCTTATAGAACCTAACGTACAGCAAAAATGAACGTCATAACGTCATTTATTGAGTGAAGCTGATAGTCTAAATCTTTTGATTTTTAAAAAAATAGACATTCACATTAGGTGGAATAATAAAAAAGGTATATATGGGAAAGGGTTTTTGACCTAATTTTTACCTAATGTGAGCCTTTTGTTCACATTAGGTTTTTAGAGTTTTTGGGGGAAAAGGCGACCGTTAACAATTAATCTTTGGAGAAAACAACGGGTAAGCGGCCGCCTTTATGAAGTTATTATGAAAAAACTTATGCGTTTATTCTACCTTTTCTTCATCTTTTATGCAAAAAATCCCACATTCAAAATCATAGCTCTTGAGCGGTCGTCCTTTGGCGTCTAACGGTAAAGCATCGAGAAAGATTCTTTCGCCCTTGTGGCGCACTAACTTAGCGCCTATGCGCCTTGATTGTTCGGCCCGACTGGCAAATACCTCTGGGAATGTTTCTCTAACCAAGTTCCAATACGTAGGCGAGGTAGCTTTCACACAACCAATGCAATTAGCGTTCGGATAACCAAGGTCGTAGATCCTTGGTCGTTGGATACCCGCCGCTTGTATGATGTCAAAGCAATCTTGTTTGGTGATCTTTTCTTCTACCAGCACAGGAATCAAAGTATCTCTCTCCGTTTGTGCGAATCGTTCTGCGCGTTTCTTTTCATCGTAAGTAAAACCAAGAACCAAGTGATCTGATTTATTAGTCGCTTCCCAATATTGTCTGGCGTTCTTTTTTAAGTGTAACGTACACGGCGCGCCTATCGGTCCAGACATAAAGCGCCGATCATCCCAAACGGTTTCCGCCGAACAGTCTTTAAATTTAGGATTAATGGCATACTCTATCTCGACCCCAAGCCAGTCTTGCACATCCAAAAGAAATCTTTGATTATCTTCGTGTTCTTCTTTGACCGGATTGTTAACGACACGGACTCGGTTGTCCTTGCCGTACAGCTCAAGTGTTTTCTTTGCCGCCACCGCAGAAGCGGCACCGCACGAAAACCAAACGGTAATGTCCTTATCTACCCTGTCCACGATAGCGCTTAAACTGTTTCTTGCCTTGTTTGCTTCTTACAACCGTGTTTGCGCTTCTGCCGTTGCCCTGAGAAGTGTGCTTGGTCCTTCGTCGGTTGGGATCTATCGTTACGACCTGCTTTACTTTAGCCATTATGCCCAAACCTTTTTCTTCTTACCGCCGTAATACTCAACGGCATGTCCTTCGTCGATTAACAATTGACAAATATCCTGTCCGTCCTCTGTGTAAGGTATACCGAGCACTCTGCCGTATTTACCTTTGCCCAAAGACTTTACCTTAAACCGACCCACGCATAGCTCTTTAAGACGCTCTTTCGCAGCCAAACCTAGCTTCTTTTCCGCTAAGTTCCTTGTCCTTGATTCTGGGGTGTCTATGCCGTGCAACCTGACCCTTTGTTTATGTAGCTTGACATCAAAGCCAAGGTCCAAGGTCACGTCAACCGTATCGCCGTCAACAACTCGTTCTAGTTCCGCTTGGTATACAAACGCGTCTGGATTATTCGCCATCTTCTACTCCTTCGTCTATATGATAATCTAAAGTAATCTCTTCACCCTCTAATATAGGTCTTGCCGTTACTAAATGATAGACCCGATAGTCGTCCCAATCCAATCTCTCTTCCAAATAACAATTTGCTTTCTCGTAATGATTAACGAAACCACCGAGCGCTGTGCGTACGTAGCCTTGAATGATAGGTACTTTAATGTGCGTCATGCCGAGATCCACGCCTTTTTCTATGCCCTCAGCCGCAAAGATACCTGCGCCTTCAATATCGCTCTCACCTACCTCCAAGCATTTCGGCAGGGGTCGATAATAAAACTTATTGTATTTGGGAGTCACTTATACGTTCTGCCGTAGTCGCCATAGTTCATCACCATGCCGCCAGCTTTCATTTCGTCCGGGTCGTCGAGTTTCTTTTTCATCTTAGCTAGAATGTCGCTCTTCTCTTCCATGCTAGGTCCTTGGTCCTTCAACGTATCGTTCACTATACGTTTGGCCCTACCTACATTCATCACTATGTTTGATCCTTCGGCGTACTGCGCGGTAATAGGCATATCAGGATCAGAGTCGCGCGCAATCTTATTACTGCCCATCGTTTCAATCTCATCTAGCTCTCTTTGTACCAATCTAAGTTGATCGGCGTCAGCGCTTTGTACAATGTCGTTAGCGATATCTCTAACTTCGTCCGCCGCTTTTGGATCACCCGCTATTTGTCTGAGGCGATTTAGGCGTTTGACGATAAAGACCGGCAAGCCTGCGGCCCCTAAATATTCTAACGGATCGTCAGGATCGGGGGCGAATATAGAAAGTATCCCGCCTAAGTTTTTCATTTGCTCTTCAGGGGGAAGATCGGTTTTGCCAAAGTATAAAGCGTCTACCGCTTTGCGTATTTCTTCGTTCATAATTTAATTATACAGCTAATCGAACCATTGGCGAACCTCGCCGAGCACTTCGTTACTGATCTGCACTTTGTCGAGAAGCGATTGCAGTATCTTCTCATCTACAGTATCGGGTGAAACTAAATCTATGTACGTGCAACTGTGCTCCTGTCCGATACGATGAATACGGTCTTCGGCTTGGATCCGCAGCTCTAAGTCATAGCTGTTCGAGTAGAAGATCATCGCTTTGGCTTGGGTTAACGTAATACCTCTACCACCTGTCTGCGCATTTGAGATAAAATACCGCAACTCGCTGTCCGGGTCTTGAAAGCGAGTAATAATATTTTGACGTTCAGCTTGAGGAGTTTCACCGTAGTATGTTGCCACCGCATTGGTCCCATATTTTTCTGCTAGTAGCTTTGCTAGCTGTTCTATATCTGAGCGGAACACAGCAAATATCACAACTTTACCTTGAGTCTCTTCTAGGATATCCAGAACCGTCTGTAATCGATTATTCTTTATAAGTATCGTTTTACCTTCCTCGTTCTTCAGACTGCCCGCTACGACTTGTTGCAAGCGCATCAGCTGAGTCAACGCATTGACAGTCGTAAACGTATCGCCTTCTAAGATCATCAGCGCTTCTTTGCGCATTTGTTCGTACGCTTGCTTTTGTTCCTTGGTCAGTTCTACCTGTCGCTTGGTGTATACCTTGGGCGGCAGATCCAAACATTCTTCTTTACGTTTGCGTACAGAGAAACCGCGCAACAACTTTTGTAACTCATCGAGTCGTTGGTAGCCAACAATGTGGTCAAACGAATGGCCACCTAAAAACTTTCTTTGCGTCAAAGCAAAGCGCGCTCGGAACGAATAGTAACTGCTGAAACCCAAAAGCGTGGGACTTAAAAAGAAACACTGCGAGTACAAATCCAAAGGCGCTTTGGTTATGGGAAAACCTGTGAGTATCCTTCGATAGTCAGCGAGCGGCGCTAGCTTGATGAGGTTCTTAGTCCTTTTAGCCTTGGGGTTTTTGATAGTCGTCGACTCATCTATAACGAACATACAGTTGTGAGTATTTAAAAACTCTTCGACGTGTTGACAACCCTTAGTAGTTGCGAAAGCCTCGACGTTGACGAGTAGAATATTTAATTTACCTGTGCTATCTTCTTCAACCATGTCCTTAAAAGCCTTTGTCCAACGTTGCGTGTGGTTCGACTGCCAGACTAAAACGTTTCTTTCTATATCATCGGGCATGTGTCTAGCAATCTCATTCTCGCTCCAGTTATTAAGAACACCTTTCGGGGCCACAATGACTGCGCCCGACACTTCGTCTTGTTTAAATAAGATAGCTAAGTTGTCCAACAGAATCTTGGACTTGCCTAAGCCCATCTCTAAAAACAAAGCGTATAGATTTTTGTATGCGCTGGTTTCTAGAACTTCTCGTTGGTGCTGGTAAGGTTCGGTTTTGTATTCGTAATTTGTTATTTCCATAAGACATCCTTTATAAATTTCGTTATTCGTTCAAATATATGTTGTTATTTATTCTAAATAACTTATACTAAGAAATCAAATTAACAAACAACAAATTAAGGAGTTAAAAATGAACGAAGAAGAACAGAGAAAAATCATGCTCGCTAACATCAGCGACATCTTCACAAAATCTAGGTTTGACTATTATGACGGTTTGGAAGTCGGGATTGATTTACACAAGCTTTATCGTAATGCCAGTCCAGAACTACAGACCGAACTTGAATATTTTTGGAGCATGCAATATGACGCTTATGCAAATATTTTTGGTCACAAACCAATTCCTGAAGAACCGGTATGCGATTGCGGAAAACTTATTAAAGATTGCCGCGACGCCTACGTTCACATGACATCGGGGGTTTAAATGGATAAAGGAAAGTTAGATCACATAGTTTCTGAGTACATAAAGTATTTAGAAGAAAAGAGCAAAACATACGACTACGAAATAGATTGGGAGCAGTCTTTAGCTAGACACGAAGAGCACACCGAGTTCTTAGTCGAGCAAATGAATCTGTCCAACGACCCTGAAGACAAGCAATACTACAGAGATTGTCTCTTGTTTCAGGAAAAAATACTCGAAGGTATGCAGGCGTATAAAAAAGAGTTAGATAAAAAGGAGACACACTAATGGTCAAAAAAATTCCCACACCAAGACACCCACAACAGAGAACATCAGGTCATGGCACATGGAGCAGCGGCGATTTTCCTGTTCCAGTCAACAGGCAGCAAAGACGCGCACAAAAAGTTTTAAAAAGAAAAAGGAGAACCAAATGAGCATAGAAGCACTATTCGAAAAAGAAGCCGCCCGCAAAGTACAATCTTTAGAAGACAAAGACCTCAACATGATGTCGATACTTTGTGAGCGATTACTAAAACTACAAGCACAAATCGGCAACGCAGAAGACAATCTGCAAAAATTAAAAGAACAAGAGAAAGAGTTGTCGCAAGAAGTCATACCAGAACATCTTGCACAGTTAGGCATACTCGACCTCAAGCTGGTAGACGGATCCCGTATATCAGCAGAACCGTTTTACAGCGCACGCATCTCAGCTGACAAGATAGATGCGGGTCACGACTGGCTCAGAACAAAGGGCCACGGCGACTTGATTAAGAACGTAGTTAGCGTTCAGTTTGGTCAAGGCGAAGACGAACGCGCTCAAGAAGTGATAGATGTTCTCAAGAAGGAAGGGCTTTTGCCTGAACAGAAAGAGAGCGTTCATCCTAGTTCGCTCAAGGCGTTCGTACGCGAACAAATTGAATCGAACAATCAGGAGTTTGACAGCAATGCGCGAGAACTATTTAGCGTATACGTTGGCAAGCGAACCAAAATAACCAAATAACGAATAAGGAGTTATAAAATGGCGAATAAAAAAGCAACTAACGGCGACACGAGTATCGTGTCTTTATTTGAAAGCATCGAAGAAAAAGGTTTCGGAGATGTATCAGCAGAGGATCTCAAGACCCCAAGGGTTTCGATCATACAGGCGCTGTCTCCACAGAGACAGAAGTCATCACCTGACTATGATCCTAAAGCCGAGGAAGGGGACTTGTTTTTCTCTGGGACTAACGCAGTAATCTCTGGAGAGGAAGGACTTATGTTCTTGCCTGTCTGGTACAACAAGACACATGTCGAGTGGGGCCTGCGTGAAAAAGGCGGTGGTCTTGTAGCCGTACACCCAGCCGATTCGGATATTGCGAATCGCTGCAAACGTGACAGTCAAAACAGACTAATCACGCCAGACGGTAACCAGATTACCGTAACTGCTAACCATTACGGTTATGCTATGGTTGAGGAAGTTCCCCAGAAGTGCATTATCAGCATGACTGGTTCTCAACTGAAACATTCAAGGAACTTCAACACACTAATACAAGGAACCAAGATAGAGGGTAAGACGGGGCTATACACACCCCCAGCGTACTCTCATTGGTATCGTCTCTGCACGCAGACCGAGTCCAACGATAGAGGTTCTTGGTACTCCTACAAAATTACTCAGGAGAAAATGCTGAGTGAAAAGGAGACTGATCTGTTCTCAGAAGCGAAAGAGTTTTCTGAATTTTGTGCCGGTGGCGGTATGGAGCAGTTAAGTGGCGGAACAAAAACCGTTATAGAAGATAAGTCAGCAGACGAAACTTCTAACCTGTATTAGTTGTAATTGAATGGCAGAGAGTTTTTGTTTTTTAGTTTTATATTTTCTCTCTGCCATTCTCAAAGAACATGAGAAATGGAAGAATTATCGGAAAAATTTATGGAGATTTTTTCCGGGTTAGAAAGAGCGCATGGAACATACGAAATAACGGGGACTAAAAACACTTCAAAAGGAGTAAAGAAAGAAGGTAGAGCCAAGACTTTACACGAACCCGTCACGCTTGATCTCTGGAAAAAACATCTAAGTGGAGAAGCCTCTCTAGGTATTACTCCTATCAAAGACGATGAAACATGCGGTTGGGGCTGCATTGACATCGACGATTACTCTCTCGATAGAAAAGAATTACTCAATAAGATCAAAGACATGGAGCTGCCGTTGATACCTTGCACAACAAAGTCTGGCGGCGTGCACTTGTTTTTATTTACGAAAGACCCTGTGCCCGCTTTAAAAATGAAATCAAAACTAGAAGATATCGCAGCAGCTTTGGGTAGGACAGGAGACGAGATCTTTCCTAAACAATATCAGTGGAGCACACAGATAGATCGAGAGAAACAAACAGGTAACTGGTTGAACATGCCGTACTATTCTGGCGAAGACACAACTAGGTTTGGCTTAAATTTAAAAGGCGATCATCTAACACCAGAACAGTTTATAAAAGCGGTAAATAAAAAAGCCATAGACGAGGACAGCCTAGATGGGTTGCAACCTGTTAAGAAGTCTAGGAAGAAACTAATTACTTCAGACAATGGTCCTTGGTCCGATGCCCCTCCTTGTCTCGTGCATATGAAACTGAACGGGATACCAGAGGGCATGCGCAACAACGCTCTGTTTGCCTACGGCGTGTTTCTCAAGAAGGTGCACCCAGAGGGCGAAGAGTGGAAAGACAAACTGCAAGAAGTTAACAAACAAGTATGCGATAGACCTTTACCGCATAGTGAGGTCGTCGCTCTGATACAAAGCGTCGAGAAGTCCGACTACAAATACCCATGCAACAAAGCTCCTCTACAAGACTTTTGTCAAAGCGGACTTTGTGTAACTAGAAAGTACGGTATCGATTCATCAGAACGCGAACCAACTTTTGGTAGCTTGATTAAGTATCTGACCGACCCGCCTTTGTGGCATTTAGAAATGGACGGCGAGACTATCGTGCTCGAAACAAAACAACTGCACAATTTCAGTATGTTCCAACAAAGATGTATGGAAGTGTTAAACCAATGTCCGCCAGATCGTAAGAAGATAGACTGGGTAGCACAACTTAATACGTTGCTACAGGACGTGCAAGAAGTAGAAGTCCCTGCCGACATGACAAAGGTTGGCCTGTTGGAAGAGTCTATCTTAGAGTTCTGCACCATGACCGAGTCTACGTCTAGGCTGTCTATCTTATCTAAAGGAGCGTATCGCCATTCAGAGGAAAACAAAAAAGATCAGTGGTGGTTTCGTGGCAGCGATGTCGTGAGCTACGTGCAAGAATACAAAGGCATGAAGACGATTAAGAACGCAGAGATTTTTGATGAGTTGAAGAACATGGGCGGCAACAACGTCGCTAAATGGATAGACAAAAGCGTTGGCAACAGAAACATATGGGTCATGGACGTGATAGAGATAGACAACTCGCACATAACCGCAGACGATTTTAAGAAGCCGACGTTTACAAAAGAGTGGGAAGATGAGGACTAGAAACATACAGAAATATTTTGGTCCTCCGGGAACAGGTAAAACCACCACTCTTTTACAATTAGTAGAAGATCATTTACAAAACGGAATACAGCCAGACAAGATGGCGTTCATCTCCTATTCTGTGAAAGCTGCCGCAGAGGCAAAGAACAGAGCTTCCATAAGTATAGGACTGGGCTTTGATGAAATGCCGTACTTTTGCACGAGCCACGCTTTTTGCAAACGCGTGATGGGCATGGGTAGAGTCTTGTCTGGTGACGATATCGCAGACTTCTTGCGCGAGTACAGCTTCAACTTAACGAAGAACTATTCTATGGAAAACAGAAGATCCGTGAGGTCCTTGGTCGATGATCCGTATTTCCAGATCATAGAAGCAGCTAAGGTGAACATGCGCACACTAGAGGAAGAGCGTTTAAATAGCGAGATAGGACTACGTCGAGATGTCGTACCGGCTATCTTGCACGCTATAGCAGAAGCATGGGAGAGATACCGAGAAGAGTCTTCGCCAAAAATATATTCGTTCGCAGACATGATTACTCAGTTTATAGAGTCCGGTGAAGTGCCACCGCTAGATGTTTTGATCGTAGACGAGGCGCAAGATTTAGCAGAGCTGAACTGGCAACTTGTCGATAAACTATCGGCAGAGGTAGACGTTACTTACATAGCTGGCGATGACGATCAGGCTATCTACGAATGGAACGGCGCGCGTCCAGAGAGACTTATAAACTATCAGGGCAAGAAGATTGTCTTAGATCAATCGTACCGCATACCAAAGTCTGTGCACGAGTTGGCCGACAAGATATCAAAACGAATCAGCGTGCGCGAAGAAAAAGACTACAAACCAAGAAAAGAGCAAGGCGAAGTGCTCGACATAGCTTCTACCGATCTGCTGCCGTTAGAAGAAGGTAACTGGTTGGTGCTCGCTTCTTGCGATTACATGCTGTCCGATTCAAACAAAGGCTACGGCATCAGAAAGCATTTGATAAACAACGGTTACCCTTTCTCGCACAATCACTTTCGCTACATACCGCATAAGATGATTAACGCGATAGATACGTGGGAGCAAGTGCTAGACGACAAAGAAGTAACGGTCGGGCAGTTAGGAGACCTGTATCAGTTCTTAGGCAAAGACAGCGTAAAGCGCGGGTTTATCAGCAGAGTGCAGGGGGATCCAAACAAAGCACAAAAGGTTGATAAGCAGGGCATGATAGATAACTACGGCTTGATACCCGATTGTTTAGACAAAGACTGGCAGGAAGTTTTTAACAGAAGTATTGACGTAGAGAGAAGAGCATTTATAGAAAAAGCAATAACGAATAAAGAAGATTTACACGGTGAGCCGAGGATAGCTATATCTACTATACATCAGGCAAAAGGAGGAGAAGCGGACAACGTCGCGGTTTTGTTGGACCTGTCTCCGTCGCAAAAGAAATACTCTATGCTCAAGCCAGACGGTTTGCACAGACAGTTTTACGTTGCGGTAACTAGGGCACTAGAGCGTTTATATCTAGTGAAAGCAAGAAACGATTACTACAGGTACATAATATGACAGCATTTAAACCACCTTCGGAATGGACTCCACCCGATGTGTTTCCAACAGAACTATTAACAAACGCTACACAAGTAGCTATCGATATTGAAACGAGAGACCCGAACCTAAAAGAAAAAGGTCCGGGATTCACGAGGGGCGATGGTGAAATAGTCGGCATATCTTTCGCTTGCGAAGGATTTGAAGGCTATTTCCCATTTGCACACGAGACAGGATTTAACTTTCCAAAAAGCAAAGTTATGGAGTTTACAAAGAAAGTCTGCGCTGCAACTAACGATAAAATTTTTCACAACGCTCCGTATGATGTCGGGTGGTTGCGCAGCTCTGGCGTCACAATAAATGGCAGGATTATCGATACGTTGATAGCAGCGCCGTTAATAAATGAGAACCAATACTTTTATTCATTGAACGCGTTGGGTAGAGAATATCTAAACGAAGGTAAAACGGAGGCAGAACTAAACGCTGCTGCTGAGGAGTGGGGCTTAGACCCGAAAGCAGAGATGTGGCGTCTGCCTTCGGCATACGTAGGCACGTATGCTACACAAGATGCTGCTCTAACTCTGAAGCTATGGGAGCACTTCAAAGTAAAACTAGAGGAGCAAAACCTGTGGAACATCTTTGATTTGGAGATGGAGGTCTTGCCTGTAGTCATGGCCATGAAAGAAAGGGGCATACGTGTAGATTTAGAAGGCGCAGACAGGATTAAAAAGGACTTGATTAAACAGGAGAAAAACCTGCTCAGAGAGATACAAAAGCAGTCAGGAGTCAAAGATATACAACTTTGGGCGGCAAACTCCTTAGCGACCGTTTTTGACGCCCTGAAGCTAACGTATACACGTACTCCAACAGGTCAGCCTAGCTTTACCAAAGCTTTTCTAAACAATCACACACATCCTGTAGCTAAGATGATTAAAGAAGCTAGAGAGATAAACAAATCGCACAGCACGTTTATCGACTCTATCCTGAAGCACGAGCACAACGGCAGGATACACGCAGAGATAAGACAGCTGAAAGGCGAGAGCGGTGGTACAGTCACTGGTCGGTTGTCCATGAGCAATCCAAACTTGCAACAGGTCCCGGCACGAAACAAAAAGATAGGCACATTGATTCGTTCTCTGTTCTTGCCAGAAGAAGGCGAGCTCTGGTGTTCAGCAGACTTTAGTCAACAGGAACCAAGAATACTTACCCACTACGCAGATCTATCTAAGTATCAAGGGGCAGATATGATTGCCGATGCTTACAGAGAAAGCGATGCCGACTTCCACCAAGAGGTCGCTAACATGGTGGACATTGATAGAAGTACAGCCAAAACAATAGGGCTAGGCATCATGTACGGTATGGGTAAAGGTAAATTAGCGGACGAGCTGGGTGTAAACACAGATGAAGCCGCAGAGATATTGAGTAAGTTTAATACGTACGCACCGTTTGTAAGAGAGTTAGCAGACTCTGTTATGCGTAGTGCTACTCAAAAAGGATACATAAAAACTCTTTTAGGTAGACGTTGTCACTTCGATATGTGGGAACCTTTAAGATACGGCACGGGTAGACCGATGAAGTATAACGAGGCGGTACACGAATACAACGGCGAAATAAAAAGAGCGTTTGTGTATAAAGCTTTGAATAAATTAATTCAGGGCTCGGCTGCTGATATGACAAAGAAAGCCATGGTTGATTGCTATAAAGCGGGTTATATGCCTTTGCTACAGGTGCACGACGAACTCGTGTTCTCTGTTGGGTCAAAAGAGGACATAGCAGGTATAGTAGAAACTATGGAAGGAGCTGTCCCGTTGTCTATCCCTAACAAGGTAGATGCGGAAATCGGTGTAAACTGGGGCGATTCTATGGAGTCATCCCATAAATAATAGTATATAATAAGAGGTATCATGGATACAGAAAAATGGCGTAGCGTAGCAATACGTAGAGAAATAGTTGATATAGCCGCAGAAATAGGCAGTAAGACTGAAAGACCAACAAGTAACGTGTTTGCTTTTGCGATAAAACGTTTGAAAGACGATTTAGAAAACGGACGTATAGCGGAAGCAGAAGCAGTTATAGAATGAAGCATGAAATACTGTACGAGTCTCCGTACGATTACGATAACTTTTCTAGTGAGGATGGTAAAGGCGGCAGGTTTTACGACTGTAACGGCCAGAAGCTGCCTTCTGTAACTACTGTATTGTCTGCAACAAAATCAAAAGACGCTCAGGAAGGACTGCAAAGATGGCGGGAAAAAGTGGGCGAGGAAGAGGCAGAACGTATTCGTATCGAAGCTTCTACGCGTGGTACGCACATGCACCACATACTAGAAAAACAAATTATGCACGGGGATCTTTGGGACTATCGTCCGACCACTGGGGAAGAGAAGCGCGCGTATAAAATGGCTTGCAACATTATGGACAACGGTTTCCCTAAGATATCGCAAGTGTATGGTTGTGAAGTATCTGTGTACTATCCCAACAAGTATGCAGGCAAGGCAGATGTTATTGGCGTCTTTGAAGATGATCTAGCTATCATGGATTTTAAACAAACCAACAAACCAAAACGGCGTGAGTGGGTTGGCGATTACTTTCACCAGCTTGCTGCCTACGCTCTGGCGCATAACGAGATGTACGGCACGAACATACAGAAAGGCGTAGTGTTGATGTCTTCAGTAGATCTGAACTATCAAGAGTTTACTTTGTCTGGCGATGAGTTTAGAGAGTACGGAGAGCGTTGGTTAGAAAAGGTTAGTGAGTATTACACCAGAGACATCATGCAGATGTTGGCTTAGTCTTCATCTTTTGGCAGATAAAAATCTAATAATAAATTCAATCGATTGCTTAAATAAAATCTTTTTATTTTGTTTAATTCTAATGTGGGATAATATCTATCCGCTGAAACAGTAGCACCTTGTCTAGTCATCTTTCTTGTCTCTTGATTAAAAGCAGATCTCGCTGTTTTAGGAGGTACGTAAGGTACAAACACTCCCGTTTTAAATGCTCTTCTTATACTTTTTGGACTTATCCTATTTATTTGTTTATTAATAATTCTAGGACTTACACCTAAAAGTCTTGCTGCTTCTATATCTAAATAACCTTCTCTTTGTATATCAAAGTAAGCTTCTTGCACATTTTTGTATGCGTTTAGTAAGTCATTAGCGCTTATTGGACCTGAACTGTACGCCAAACGAGTAAAGGCTCCGCTCGCAGAAGAAAGTCTTTTCTTCGCTTCGCTAATTTTAAAAGGCACGGAGGTGGCTGCGTTTGCAGAATTTATTTTTACTCCTAACAAACTTAACACCGCTCCTTCAAAATCTTTTTTAGAACCGTATTTACTAAAAGAGTACTCGTCAAAATTACCCGTATCTAACAAATTTCCTATTTGTTGAACAAAGCCCGGTTGACCTTTTTGAAAAGCATGAGTAAATAAATCTGAAGCTTGTTCTCCCCAAGGTTTTTCTGAACTGGTTATAGGTCTTCCTGTATCTAATACACGATTAGTAAGCAACTCAATTTGTATTTCTGGAGCTATCGATAAAGAAATGTAAGGTTTTACTATGTTGTAAACACCCTCTGCAATCCCGTTAGCTACGGATTCGGGTGTCCCTTGTCCTATGTCCTTGCCCTCTTTAATAGCTCTAAATACAGCTAAAGGTGTAGAAGCTATTGTGTCGTAAACAAACATGTGACTTCCATCCATGTATTCGTACTCTGGTCCTCTAGCGGTTTCTTTTTTGCCTAGTGGTATTAAGAAACTGTTTTTAATCCACTCTGGTCCTAATCTTCTTATTGCATCTAATTCTTCGTCGTCCACTTCACTCAAAGCTTTCCCAGCCGCAACAGCTATTGTTGGCAAACCAAACATCATAGTGCCTGCACCGATTAATCTTCGATATCCTTTAACTTTCATTTGAAAATTATCAGAAGATATTTCTTTTCCTGCTAACCAGTACATGTTGTAGCCAGTTCTAAGTATCTCAGTTGGGAACGCTACAAACGGAGCAAACGGAGTTTTTCTTAACAATCTTACAAAGGACCCTACGTAGTCATAATTAGGTATAGTGTTTCTTACCTTGTACGCAGCTACTTCGTTTATTATTTTGTCGTAATCTAATGTTCCTGTTTTTATATCTAAAGATTCTGCAAACTTAATTAAACTTTTATTGCCTAATTCAGAATTATCAAACGCATTTTCTACAGCTCTTTTCTCTGAAACAAAAGACGCTATTTTCCAAAAGTCATCCGCTGCCGTGTAAAGCTTTGCTGGCTGCCTGCCAATCTTTTTAGTAAAGGAGAAAAACTTACCTACTTTACCTCCGCCTTGAGCGCCAAGAAAAGCAATAAACTCGTTTAGGTTCCTATACCCACCAGATCCAGCTTCTTCAAAAGTTGCTAATATTTCTCCTAAACTTACGTTAGTGTTGACTACACCTAACTCCAACATTTGTTGATAAAGTTGTTCGGCTTCTCGTCTTCTGCTTATAGGATTACCTTTACTGTCGTACCCCTTACCCGACAGCTCGGCACCTATGGCTTTCATGGTTTGTGGAAAGTCTCTGGCATTTAAATTTCCGTTAGCTACGTAAAACATGCTAGCAGTCATGTAGTTACGCATTTGTGCCATCGGACTAAATATTGTTTTAAACGATTGAAACACGCCTTTTGGTATGAGAACTATATTTTCATAAATAGTTTCCATAGTGCTTTTATCGTCTTGCACAAGTCTTAAAGCTTCCGCTATAGGTTTTGTTGTGTATAAGTTATCTATAGGAGTATCTTTCAAAGGCACTAATGTATCGTACTTAGCCGTTGGCGCGGTGGTAAATAAACGTTCTCCGGGCAAACTGTCTATTTTTAATAACTCGTTGTAATATCTATTGTTTTCTACAAATTGCGTAATTTTATTTACAGTAGACACTAATATTTCAGATGGATTTTTAAACTCGCCAAAAAGTTCTCTAAATTCTTTTGGAATATTTGCTCTGTCTTTTTGAAATTTAGCTAAAGGTGAAGTTTTTAAATCTTCTTCAGACAGAGTTTGGCTGTTTAATTTAGTGAACAACTCAGCAGAAACTTGATTTTCTTTAATTGCTTTTTTAACTATGTCGTTTACTTTTTGTTTAGCAGAGTCTTCGTTAGTTATTTCTGGGAAAAGATCATTGTTTTTTTGGACAAACTTTACCGCATTATCAAAAACTTTTTTCTGTTCTTTAGTTGCAAAAAACCCAGATGGATTCCAACCAAATGTAGGATCAAATATTTTGTAGGATCTTGTAGCATAAGCACCTAGTTGAGCCTCTAGGGTTTCTCTTTTTGTTTGTTTTGTCCTTGGATTTTTTACTTCTAATGCGCTATCAGGCAATTCATTCAATGCTCTTTTACTTAAACCATCTATAGTAGCTCTCATTGTTGCTGCCGTAGAACGTATTGATTCTGGCAGATCTGATAAAGGTATTTCTTTTTGTAAATAAGAAAAAACTAATTCGTCTAATTGTTCTCTATTCTCTACTTTTCCCTCAACTACAGCTAAATTAGCTGCCTCGTCGTAAGCAAAAGCCAGCATTTCTGCCTCTTTATTTATAGCTCTTTGTCGTCCTATGTTTTTTCTTTCAGCTAAATATGCCGCTTGTCCAACGTTGCCTAGCACGCCTCGTTTTATGTTTAACTGCCCTCCCGGAGAAAGTAAACCACTTAAAACAGAAGCTACTTTATCTAAAAACTTTTCTTTATGAATAGCTTGTTTTCCTCGTATAACAGAATAACTTTGTATAACAGGTTCGGTTATACCCTCCTTTTCTTTTAAAAAAGTATCGTAGTCTTTTCCGTCTTTGGTTTGATACTCTAAAGTGACTACCTTACCTTCTAAAGTTCCTACTTTTTCTTTTTTTACAAATTCTTGTGTCTGTAAAGCGCCGTCTTTATCTTTGTATCTAAGAGTAAAACCATTAACAGAACTGTTTTTAGGATCCTTTAAATTTATAACGTTTTGTTCTATTTCATCTTTGTCTTGGTCTGTTTTTATTTCTACATCTATTAACGTGTTTTTTTCCGCGTATTTCATGTTTTTTCTTGCCTCTGCTATAGACAATTCGGCAAACGCTATTTCTTTTGCCAATTCTTGCCTACTGGCTTTTTTTGCTGTTTCAATATCTTTATACAAATGCGGGGAGGCTTTAACAGCTTTTCTAGCTAAACTATCTAAATCATAGCTTGCCAACATGGCTCGGTACCTTTCTAAAGCTAAACCGTTAAATAAATTTTTGCTCTTGCCAGATTGTAAATGTGCCTTATCTATATTGTCTTTTGCTACTAACTCTATTGCCTCTCTTAAACTGCCTGTAAAAGTAGGATCTATCTCTCGTGCTTGATCGGTTACCTGTAAAGGAGTTAGTCTTAAACTTTTAAACTGTTCTTCTATAGTTTTTATTTCTATCTCTTCTTTTCCGTTTAAATCTTCTCCTTCTAAAAAATTTATATCTCTAGCTTCAGATATTTTCTTTTCTAATAATAAAGACTGTTCTTTGTTTATGATGTCCTGAATCAGTTTGTCTTTATTGGTTTTGTTAAACGTAGTGTCTTTGTAAGTAGAATCAGCATAAGCAGACAATTCAGTTAAGGTTAAATCTTCTAATTGTTGAGAATTAATTTTGTTTCTTGCTTCTTCAAGAGTTTCGTCTTCTAAATTTTTTCTTTCTTGTGCGACTAAAACATTGTCTTTTAGTGTTCTTGCTCGTATTCCCCCCGAAACAGTACCTATTGCTGTTCCTCCTACAGCACCTAAAGCGAACGCATTTATTAAATTATTTGTAAGTTCACTTTCTTCTGTAGACACACCTGTGCTTGATTCAGCTATTAGATCGTTGGCAAACTCTTGTGAGGCCTCTGTTGAGCCTTCAGCTATAGCAGCTAAGGCTGCTTGAGCAAAGGCTCGTTTAGCTATGCTAGGAGTTACGCCTTTATTTACTAATTCAGCTACGGTGTCATCTAATAGTTTTTTACCAAGAGGAGTTTTTCTTGTGAGCTGAGGTATGATGCCAGTCAAGCCAACGGCTAAAGCAGCAGTGTCTAGTGCACCTATAATCGCTCCGCCACCTATCGCAGCTAAGGGATCTTCAAATCCTTCTCCTGCCCTACTTTTTAATTCTCTGTCTATTTCACCTGCTCCAAGAAAAGATGACGGTAAAAAAGCCCCTGCTGCGGCACCTATTCTCCCTGCGGTTACCGCCGCTGCTGTTGGAACGGCCGCTGCTCCAAGGGCTCCCCCCGCGACGGCTAATGGTACAGTGGCTAAAATTGACGGAATAACTTGCGGTATTGCGCTAGTAAATAACCAATCTATTGCATCCCCCGCACCTTCAATATCTTCTATCTGCATGGGTCTACCGTATTTAGCTGCTTGCGCTTCTCTATTTTTTACTACTTGATCCCCGTATTGACGTAGTCCTTCGTTGTTAAATACTTCTCCCATGACACGGATTCCTGCGCCGCCTGTAGCAAGCAGTTGTTGAATAGATTGATTAAAGACATCGAAGAAACCGGGATCTTCTTCTGGTTCTATAACGGGGGAGCCAGTTTTAGATTCTTGTTCAGCACTAAGAAGAGCTATGTACTCTTCGGTAGATATTTCATCATTAAAATATTTTTCTTGAATTTTTGCAATAGACACACCGACATCCTTTAAGTTAGATTAAGAGCATCCCTCAAAGCATTTTTTCCAGCGTCGGTCACTAATTTACCTAAAGTGTCTGTTATAGAAGATTTATTCCCACTTGTATCAACAGCTGCTGTTTGAGTAAATATAGCTCTGTTTTCTTCTATAATTCTTTCCATTTCTTTTCTAATTAAACCGTCTCTCATTTCCGGGGTGAAGCCTGTTGCTGGAGTAGGTATTGCTCCCTCTTCAATGGCTCTGTCAATGTTTTGTGTTGCTAATACTCTTATTCTAGCTTGGTCGCTGGCGCTTAAAGAGGTGTCAATAACTCTTTCGGGGCCTATGCCTCTAGACAAAGCTTGTATTAAAGCAGCATCAGGAGACATCCCTACAGGAACAGCTTTAGCCCTAGCTTGACCAATAACATCGAAAGCCCCTGCAAGGCCGCCTTCTTTTGATTTACCGCTCATCAGCCCAGCGTTTATCATTTTATCTTCGTATTCTTTTAGTCTTTCATAATAAGGCAGCAGCTTTTCTTCAGCGGTTAATCCCGGCAAATTAAAGGTAGGAAGGGGCTCTTCTTCTTTCTTCTTTTTACTAGGATCATTAGCAACTAACGCGTCATAAGCCTCTTTTGTAATTGCACCGTCTTTAAGTGCTTTTTCAGCTTCTTCTAATTGTTTTTTGTACTCTTCCTCCGAAAGCGCGCTAGGTCCAAATTCATCAAAAGCCCCTGCGGCTGCGGCTACATCCGCATCTTTTTGCATTTCATTTTGTAGGTCTTTTTGAGTTTTTTCTCCGGCTCTAATATCTGAAGGAGACACCCCTTGTTGTAATTGTTCTAAACGTTTTCTAGCTTGATCTAATTTTTCTTTAGCTTGATCTATGTAGCTAGTGCCACCACCAAGGGCTCCTCTGTCTCCTCTTTGAAGTTGTCTTTCGTAAGCCGCTTCAAGTTCTTTTATAATTTGTTTTTGTTTTTCTATGGTTTTAGAATTATCTACTTCTCCTCCTTCTTGCATCATTAAAGGTTCTTGGTCCGTGGTTCCTGAATCATCGGACTCCATTATGTCGGATATAACCGGAAATGTTGTTTCTAGTTTTCTATCAAATTTATCTGTTAACAAAGTAACTTGATCTATGTTGATATCTACATCTAATTTGTCAGCAGAATTTTGTACTGTCTTTTTAAATAAAGTATTTGCTTTGTCTATAAAAGACTCTATTTCCTTTTTTACTTCTAAAGAAGGTTCTTCTTGTATATTTTTTTGTTCAACAAAAGTTACGATAGCATTTTCTAAAGACTCTCTTTGTTCTTCTACGTCTTTAAGAAAGATGCCTTCTTTGCCTCTCGGCTCTTTTATTTTTTCTTCTACTTCAGCCAATTCTGTGGCGATAACTTCAGGGGCTTCTTTAACTTCAACTTTAGGAGCTTCGCCAGTTGGTTTAACTGCCGCTGCCATCCTATTCAAAGCTTCGTTTATTTCTGGATCGCCTTCTTCAAAGACTTGTGCAGGCATACCGCTAGGATAAGGCACGCCCATAGGGCCTGTGCCCTCAATAAAATTTAAGGCTTCTTCAGCTGGAAAAACCTCGCCGCCTCGTTCATAGCCCATTCTCTCTACTACTTCTGGAGCAGATTTAGACAAAGCAGCTAAACCTTTGTTTGGATATTCTTTTCCGCCCGCTCCAACAAAACCGCCCTCTTCCATTCCTAGTAGTCCTTGTAGACCGCCGCCTCGTAAGAAGCCTAGTGCTTGTGCCGTTGGATCTGTTCCAGCTGCTGCTCTAAATACTGTAGAGGCACGAGTTCTTGGCAATAAACTCAACATGCCTTGTAACGTTTGTAGTCTTTGTCTTGGCTCTAGTGCAGTTCTTCTAGCTGCATCAAACGTAGCGTCAAACCCTGCTTGTTGTAATCCTCTGCCTAAACCACCTAATTGTCCTAATGTTCCTATTTGATTTATTAGTCCTGCTTGCCCTGTTTGTGCTAGCCCAGCTAAACCGGAAGCTGCTCCTTGCGCTGCGGCTCTTGCTCCTTCAAATCCTCTTTGTCTTATGCCGCCTATAGCTTCTGCTAATCCTCTGCCCAAAGCTCTTTGTCTTTCTGACTCCATGAGTCTGCCACGCGAACCGCCAAAAGCGCCTGCTTGCACAGCTGAAGCTCTATCAGCTATGCCTTGTATGCCCGATCTTTCTGATAAGTCGCTTATTGTTTGTTGTACAACTGCGTCTTCGTACGGGTTGTAAAAGTCTCTTGCTCCTTGTGGACCAAAGAAACCTGCTGCTTGTTGTATAAAAGGTTGAAACTGACCTAGTCCGCCGGCTAATTGTCTAGCTTGTTGTTCTAACGGATCAAACCCAGCTATTTGTTGTTGAGCTATAGGTGTCGGTGTTGCAGCTAAATCAAATGCGGACTCTAAAAAGTCCTTACGCATCCTAGCGGCAAACGGATCTTCTACTCCTGATAAGGTGGTTACTGGATCAAGATAACTAGCCATTACGCTACACTCTCCGCCATTTTCATTAATCTATATAAATTCTCTGCGCCTAGTGCCCTAGTAGCTGGTCTAGTCATAACAAACTCACCGGGTTCTAAAAATGCTGGTGTTATGTCTCCGGGACCGTCATCGTCCATGCCGCCTTTTTCATACCCTTTTATATCGCCGTTTTGTTTAATACTAGCTATGCCCTTTAATAATCCGCCTTCTTCTGCTGTAACAGGGCTTACGTTTGCGTATTGTGCGCCTTCGACTAAAGCGGGTTGTAAGTTAGCTATTCTGTAACTTGGTATGCTTTGCATTTGTTCTGGTGTGTAGCCAAAAGCAGACACGCCTATAGGCACCACGTCTTCTGGGCTCTTACTTGGTCGATCTAATATATTTTTTAATATAGCTAAGTTTGCTAACCCTCCTAAACCGCCAAGACCTCCGCCTGTGCCACCGCCCATGATTCCTCCGCCTGTGTCACCGCCGAATAATGCAGCTGCTGTGTTTGACCCTATGATGCCTTTGCTTGCGTCTTTTAATGTGTCGCCTAGTCCTTGTAGTTTTAATCTACCAGCTAATTCTTGCCCAGCTTCTGTTTGTAAAAATTTTCCAAGGGGACTGTCTTCGTCTATCAGTTTATTTTTTAATCCTTTTATGCCTCCTGATTTTATGCCTTCTACAATATCCATACCAACAGAAGTATCTGGAGTAAACATACCCTCTTTTGTAAAACCTTTTGTTACACCTTGAGCCAAAGCACCAATAGCTCCGCCCTTAGCTGCATCAGCTAAATACTCTTTTGGTTTTTTGCCTTCTAACAAACCTTGTAGCCCAGCTCCAGCTAAACCAGATATCGCTGCTCCGCCGGGTATAAACATCGCAGCTATAGGAGCTATCGGAGCTAGTTTCTTGCCTAATTTTTTAAGTCCTGTTTTCTCAGCTATTTTTTCTAATCCTTTGGTTAAACTCTTTAAAAAGAACTCTGGCTGACCTGTTATTGGATTTATTTTCATAGCCGGTGAGCCGACTACAAACTCTTCTGGGTTAACTTGAAGTTCCTTAAACTGATCGTAAAGCATTTTGCGTAGCTCTGGGTTAGCATCTAATATGCCTTTAGGCACCACGGTTTCTCCCGTTGCCACGTGAGCTATATGGTCGTCTTCAAAACGACCCAAACCTTTTGCTATGTTTAGTGACTCTTGTAACTGCATAGTCTCTCGTTTAAGTTTTCTCTATTGTATGTGCAAATTTATTCTACTGCCACTATTTTTATGTATAAACGTGCCAGTCGTTGCCGTCAAAAAGTTCTGCTTCAGCGCTTCTTCTGCGTACTAAACCGTTTAAAACCTTACCGTTGGCCTTGTTCCATCGTTTTATCTGCTCTGCTACGTCGTCGTACGCGCCTTTATTTAAGACTTTTCTTAACGTAGAATTTTTTAAGTTCGTTGGTCCGAGGTTGTAGGTCCATGCTACGAGAGCATCAAACTGATTTTGTTCTAACGGTACGTCAATAAGATCTTGGACGTATCCTTCAAACTCCTCTAAGTCCTTAGCTAACAGTTCTTCTGCTTGATGCTGCGATATCTTCATGCCTTCGACTACGTTTTTAGTTGTGCCGTAACCTATTGTTAACACACCAGCAGAACATAAATAACTTTCTAGTTCGCAACCCTCAAAGTGTTTTATCAAGTCTATACCTTCTTGCGATATCTTCATTTTGCCTCCTCTGTTGTTACCATTCTATAGTACACAACTACCTCTTTGAGTTCGTTAATGTAGCGTTTGAGTTCTTGCATGTTATACGCCATAAGTTCGTAGTCAGGCACTGACATAGCTACAAAAACTAATCTGCCTTCTTCTTTTTCTACTCTTTCCAAAAACGTATCTACATTCTTTTTCGATACTACGTACCAGTAAGGGTTTTTTAAATCTAACTCTCTAGGCAAGATAGGCTGTGCTATCTGCCTTTCAATAGGTTTAGATATGACGTCGACTTGTTTAGGGATTAGCCCGCAACTGTAAACCATCATCAAGACTATCGATATTGCGACTGTCTTGTTCAATGCTTTCAAATACTTCTTTTGTGCCATTATTTACTCTCGTTTCTATTAATCCGGGTTTAGCTGCGGCTAGCTTACTTAGATTGTGTCGTTTGAAGATATCTAAGTATCTAGACATCTCTGCTTCTATTTCTTGATTACGCGACTGTATGGCTAGTAGCCCTTCGGTCTGCACCTTAAAATCGTTTTGCAAAGATTCTATCGCAGCTTTTTGTTCTTGGTCCCTCAACTCAAAAGCTTGGTTGAGTGAAGCCAGTCTCGAGTTCTGGCTCCATAGAAAGTATAGGGCTATAGCTAATACCCCTACGACTCCTAATAATATTTTACTCACTCTTCGTATAAGTTATTAAATGTTATCAGCGGATCCAAATAACTTTCGTGCCCCTCAGCTGAATGTAAATGTTGCGACGGAGCAAAGTCCGGCGCCCCTTGTCCTGTAACCCAAAGTGCCGGGCTAGTCGCTCGCACTCTGTTGTTTGGTAAAGCAACCATGTTGCCTTTCCATTTACAGTCTTCAGTAATATAAAGTAAATGCGATTGCTTGTGTTGCGCTGGGCAATCAGCTATCGCGTTGTTGGTGTAGTCAACGGTAAACAAATATTTACCTGTGTAGAACTCGCCATCGATCTTACATTGCCAAGGACTAGAGCTAACTCTGTCCATGGTAACAATAGAATGATCTCTAGACTCGCAGTCCCATGGTTGTGCTAAATGATCTTCCATGGGTTCTGGCCACTCGTCTACGGGTATATCTGCTATCAGTGCTTGTATCGGCATACGTGCCCACATGGCACCACCGTGTACGTTTTTATCAGGGTCATCTTCTTCAAACCCTGTAAAGACTACTTGAAAACTTAACGACCTATCTGGAATTGTATTTACTGCTATAGCCAAGGCGTGTAGGTACTCGCCGTGGTATTTTAGATGATTAGCAGTAAACTCCTTTCTTACCCAACACGGAAAGTGTGGGATATTACTAATCAGATGTGCCACTCGTTATCTTCTTTTCTTTCCGCCTTTTCTCATACTTTTGGCTTTTTTTCCGCCTTTTCTAGCGTACTTAGCTTTTTTAACTTTTCCGCCTTTTCTCATACCTTTGGCTTTTTTCATCATTCCCGGCATATCTATCTCCTTTTTTTCTTTGCAGAAGTTTTACGTTTTTTCTTCGTTGCAAAAGTTTTAACATTTGTTGGTTTACCACCAACCCCTTGAGCTTTCGCTCGTTTACGCCTTACGGCGCTTGCCCGTTGCGCTTTTGTCATAGACATAGCTTTCGAACGCGGCACACATTTCGGGTAGCCCTTTCTTTTGGTAGACGCTTTCTTACGTCCACACTTGGCAAAGCCACCTTTCTTGTTCTTTCTTCCAATGTCGACCCAGTCTTCTTGGAACCACTTTTTTAAACCGGTGGCCATTATCTATATCCGCCACCACGTTTTTTATATGTTCGAACTAACCAAGCGTTTGCGTATGCACTAGGGTATACGTCAAACTTTCTTTTCGCTTCTGCTTTCACTCTAGAATACAAAGCTGGGTTGGTTGGCGTAGGGCCACTTTTCTTTTTAGATTTTTTCTTTTTTACCTTGCCGCCTTTTTTTAATTTTAAAGCACTTAAAGATTTAGCCTGACCTGCATGTAACTTACTGGCTTTTTTCAAACCTTTAATTACTTTGTCGACTACTTTCTTTCTACCTTTATTACCTATTCTAACTGCCATCTAGCACCTCCATCTTCGTCTAGCTTGTCTCAATCTTGAGTTTGGATTCTTTGCTGCTTTAGGAAACTTCTTCATTTGTCCAGCGGATCTAGCACAATACGACTTACGTCTTTTTGCCGCTTTACTGCCTTTCTTTACTTTACCTGTTACAGCTGTTTTTAATTTACTCCCCGGGTTTAGTTTACGGTAGGCTTTGACGCCAGCCTTTGTCATGCCTGCCCCTGACTTCGTAGGACGGAAGTTCTTTTTGTTCCTAGCAGGCATCTTTGCCTTTTTTCTAGGCATAAGTAGTCTTCTTCCTACGACCTTTCATAACCTTACCACACCCTCGGTGGTTGCGTTTCTTGGTCGTTTTAGCTAACTGTGCTCTCGTAATTGCCATTTTATAAATATACCTGCGAACCTTTTTTAGTCTGTACAAAAACTGTACCAACTGATGCAGTTCCTTTCAAGCCTCGTTCTTCTTCTGGCGCTGCGTCTATATTGTACCAGCCAAATCCTGTCCAGACCTGTAAAGAGTTTACCGTAGTATTCCATATAATACTTCCGGGATTAAAAATAGCGTTGTTTCTTTCTGTTGTCGTAAACTGATCGGTGTTGCTTGGATCAAACTCGCCTAAGTTAATCTCTAGTATTCTTATCAGACGATTGTATAAATCTACGCTTATCTCTGTGGTTGCAACCGGTAGTCTGGTTGGTAAGAGTTTGGCCATTACTTTTTGCCGTCAGGTCGTATGTCGTATCGCAATGCACCCAAACGCCAGCCTACTCCTACGTTACCACTATCGCCGTCGTTAGACGCTATACGTACAGCAGCTTGTCTGCCTCTTGCTCGCATGTGTTCTTGCTGCGTTGACGGAGTAACCGTTGCGGTATTGTCCGTGGTCAGTGAATCACCGGGGAAGTTTCTTGTTTTAGTAACTATGTTTACGTTAGAGCTAGCATCGTCGTCTAAGAATTTTATATCAGGTATTAGTCTACGTAAGAAGGCAAAGCTGTCTCCATCGCCTAAATCAAAATCAGAAGACTCTATAAACACGCCCGTCATCTCAGAGCCGTCGTTGTCAAACCCTTTTTCTTGTTCGTATAAATATCCTCCAGAAACAGCTTGCGGATAACTTTCTATATTTGAGTCTAGCCAAGCAGTTCTGGACAGTTGACCGTAGTACCAAACTTTTTCTAGATAGTTGTAGATAACGTATCTGTCGACTTCATTAGAACTAGCCGACGGATAGAACCAACCCACTTCAGAGTGTTTGTTGTTAGTGAACGCGTTTATTTTATATGCTTGTCCTTGGTTTATATCGCTAAACACATAGTTTCTTACGCTGCACGGTAACTGTTGAACACTACCATTGTATAAATAGAAAGCATCGTAACTCATGTAATACACACCGTTAGGTCCAGTCACAGCTGCTTTCGGACCTATCAGTCCTGTTGATTCGTTTATTAAGTTAAGACCAAAAGTAAACGGCGGTCCTATAAACTGCATACTGTAGACAGACGTATCGGTAAAGATAACTATCTCCTGTCTTGATTTTACTGCGCCTATAATTAAAGATCCCGAAGACAATCTTAGCTCCCCAGCAGAGTTCGTGGTCCTTGTTTCAAAGTCCAACGGATTCTCTTGATCGCTAAATGCTATCAACATGGGATCAACCGATCCTGTTCTAACGTTGCTGGTGTTAAGTGGATCCGCTCCTAAAACTATTAGGTGTCGGTCTGTTTCAGATGTCAAAACTTGTAATGCAGCTGTGGGCACTTGATTAGCTCCAGTAGCGTCAGATAGAGCTGTCGCTCTTGTCCCTGTGCCGTTGTTCTCTATCCAACGATAAACACCGCCCGCTCTAACGTTAAAGATTAAATCTTCTCCGTAGTTATCGTGAGTGTAAATTCTTAATTGGTTTGCAGCAGACAAAGGCGTAGTCGAGCCCCAACCGCTAGACCCCCAACTGTTTGCTCCCCAACCTGTTGATGATACGTAGGCATCTAGTCCTGTATTGATTTGATACGTAGAAACAACACTACCTCCTCCAGTTCCTGAGTCAGATGAGTTAGCTAATACTGTATTACCAGATGTATCTTTAGCTTCTATTGTGTATGTATTACCGTCCGTTACAGTGGCTATTTGATATTCTTGATTGAGAACAGCAGCGGTAATGTTACCGCCTAAATCTGCTGCGCCAGAAAAAGTAACAAAATCATTTTGCACTGCACCATGAGAATTATTAGTAACTGTTATAGTAGCGTCATCATTAGCTACTTTTGCAAAAGTGGTTGCTGTAGTATCGGTTTGTCCAGCGCCAACTGTTTTTCTTATAGGCGTTACGTCATTAAAAGCATCGTTGTTCTCTACTATGTAATATTTTAAATGCGTGCCCATACCTAAGTATTTAGTGCCTGCTAAAGATATAAAATTGTGCAGTGCTCTAGCTGTGCCTTGATAAGTAGCAGAGAGCAGCTTGGACCAACCGCCAAACTTCTCTGGTCTACCTGCACGGAACCTAACTAAATTACAATCAAACCACCCGCCTTCGTTATCGTAAGCTGTCCCTTCTCTATTGATTCCGGGGTTGAATGTAGTCTTTTGTAAAGGCATAAAATGTTCCTCTCAACTATGCACAAATAATACCGATTAACCATTCCCCTGTCTAATGACGATGGTCGAATCACTGCCGCCGTTAACTTTTACTTCGTTTACCACGCCGTCTTGTTCCAGTACGACGGTGTAACTATTACCACTATCTATGTTTATAGCTGCGCTAGATCCCACGGCTCTGCTTAATTTTATCTTTTCTCCGGTGACTATTGTAGTTATTTGTGTTTTTGTATCTTGTCCTACTGCTGTTCCTTTTATGCTTGTTGTAGTTGCTTCTTGTGCCAATCGGTCTTCATCGTCTATTTTATCTAACTCGTTGATGATATCTAACAGGTCTTCCAAGAAGTTTACGTTTAGTGCATCGTAGTCTAGCTCGGTAAACTCTAATCCTTCTTCACCTAAGTTTTCTTCTGCTAAATAATCTATGTCTAGCTCGTTGAAGTCCAGTATTGGGTCGACAGTGTCTGTGGTCCCTTGTTCTTCGTCAAATGATCTAGAACGTTTGGGTGGCGTTACGATAAGCATGTTGTCAATAAAATCTAACGACAGATCTAGTATTACTGGTTCGCTAGGCGCACTCTCTAACGTAGTAGTGGTAGTGGCTTGAAAGGCTTGGTTTAGAACAACCGTGCCCATGTCGGTTGTTACCGATATCTCACCCGATGGCGCACCATCTTGATCTGGCAATAATATAAACAAAGACTCTGAAGTATCTGGGTTCACGGTAACGCTAAAGTCTGTGCCCCGAATACCTACCGTAGCAGAATTGGTTCGTAGTACCATGTTTTCTTTAGCCACTTTGCCGGTAAGCCCAGTGGTAAAACGTGCTGTGCCTTTTAGAAAGTTAACGGCTAGTTTTGATTTAGATGGGTCGGGGTCAAAGACAAACTCGTCTATGATGACCATAGAGTTCTCAGTAATCTTAATGGTTGTGTCGTCCACGAAGCGTATGCCCATACGACCCGCTTCGGTTTGTGCTTTGTCGTAAGATTGCACGACAAAGTCTTGAGTCACGGCAAAGGACTCGTCCCTTTCTATCTGAGCAAACCCCGATACTTCTTCTACTGACCCGACATCAAGGGCAACTTGTGGCTGTGCCTTGGTCGTTTTGGATAATGCAGAAAGATCCATTTGAGCCGTTACTAATGACCCGTAACCAATCGTTATCCAAAGTAGAAGCTTGTGTAACATTTAACGTTCTTGAACCACCTGTGTGATCTAAATAAAAGTAGCCACCTTGATAGCCGTCTCCGTTATAGTTTATCGTATTATCTGACCCGTCTATATCCATGTAGTTAGTAGCCAAATCCACATCTATGTCAGAATCTATGGTGTTGTTTGAACCATTGATAATCCAGTCTAAATCTAGTGTCGACGCCATAGCGTTTGTTGCTTGGTCTAACGACATATCATTACTCGACCCAGTAACCTGTATGTTGACGTTGCTTGAATCAGCTCCGTAAGTATTGCTTGGATCTGTTTGAATATCGAAAATGTTTGACCCACCGCTAAACTCAAAAAAACCTGTGTACGAGTCTGCATAGATATCTCCTCTAAATAAGTTGCTTGAACCTATTTGATTGATATCTAAAGTCATCGTGACACCGTCTAAGTCTAATGGTGTCATGCTTCCAGCAGAGGCTGATGCACCACCTATTAAGTTGCCTGACCCTAGCTGTTCTACATCAATGTTGATGGTACCACCAACTTGATCTATGGAGACTTCGTTATCCGCGGCGTATACAAAGCTTGCCAAGAAGATTAATAAATATTTAATCATCTTTGTAACTCCAATAATTTTTTATTATACCCTTTTCGACTGTCTTTAAAACTGCCATCTCGATAGCAGACTGTAACGCTATGGTAATTGATTCGTTCTCGACGTTACCGTTTTCTATTTCGACAAGTTCAGTCTGATTAAACACAAACCTAAACACATCTTCGTTGATGCCCACACTTAATATGCTTTTGGTAGTCGTAACCTCTGTTAGTATGCGTCCAGTCAAAACAGATACGGTTCGAAGACTTACGGTAACGGTATCTTGTCGATAGCTTCTGCTCATGCCGATGCCTAATACTCTGCCCCCGGTACCGCCTGTTCTTATGTTGCTTTCGTAACTTACCACTGCGCCTTCAAAAATAATCCCTGCAAACATCAAAGGCTTTAACTTTTGCGGTTCATCAAAACTTTCTCTAGTAGAACGGATAAGCTGGCGTTCTTTACTTAGGTTATCAAGACCGATACGTTCGACGACTTCAAAGAAATCACCCTGCGCAGTATGCTTGAGTGCTTGTATCAAGAGAGTGTACGGTGCTTGGGTGACGGCTGTGCTAAACGTAGCAAAGGCGCTATTGCTACGACGTTGGCCTGTCTGATCTAGAAAAGAAGTAGGATAGACTGCAACAACGGGTTTAGTTTTTGGTTGCGGTAACTCCCAGAGTTCGGTGTTTATAACAGAGGCCATCTCTGCTAGTCGAGTAATTTTAAAGTTTTCTAGCGAGTATTCGGAGTCGAGTAGAACGCAGCTAGAAAGTAAAGCTGTTAAGAGGAAAAGTGATAGTAGTTGTTTCGCCTTTTTCATCTGTTACCGTTAGTGTAATGTACTCCTCGTCAACTTCGTATTCTATGGTGTTGCCCTCTAGTTCTATGGAACCAGACGTTTGTGGGTTTTCACCAAACAAACTTTCTACCAACTGAGAAGACAGTTTAGCGTACACCCTAGACTCTAAGTTTCTAATAAATCTAGCGAGGGTGCTGTTATTGGCTTCTCTTTCTGCTTCATCTAACAAAGCTTGCTTGTCGTCTTCTATAGCCTGCTTCCTAGAGAATTGTTGGTTTTCAATCGTAAGATAATGCTGCGAAGTGTTCAGACCAGAAAAACTTGGCGACTTAAATTTAAACACCATCTCATCGCCAAGCAAGAAAGCCGGGAAGAAAAATAAAACGCTAACAACAATAATAAATATTAATATTGTTTTAATCTGTCTTCTTTTGTACGCTTTCCAACTTTTCATCATTAGGGTCCTTGAGTTTGTGTTCTTCTTTGAGTTCTAGAACAGTATTAACTTTCTGCTGTAATCGTATCATATCTTGATCTAGAAGACGTAGTTGATCGGTGAGTCGTATGATCGTGGCTTTCATTTCTTGCACCGCCGGGTCGATAACGTTGGTTATGGTCTGCCAGACAAAGTACACAAAGTAGCCTAGACCAACGACCATGACGACAGGAAACCCAAAGTCTGAAACTATCTGGACTATATCCATTAGTCCCTCCTTGCGTCTATCTTACCGTCTTCAACAAAGTTCTCTGCGCGCGCTATGCGGTTTAAATCCGGGCTAAGATCAAGAGCGCTAGATACGCTGGTATCTATACGAATCATATCGTTGTTCATAATAGAAGCTCTGGTAATTAACATTTGTGTTATGCCCTGTATGGTTTTTATTTCAGCCACCAGCCCGTCCATGAGCTGTTTCATAACAAGAAAGATAAAGTAAGCCATGACTAGGGCTCCGGCGATAGGCACACCTAATTCTGCAATTAGGTCGAACCACTCCATTTAATCTTCGCCTTTAAAGTTTTTACTTGAGTTTGATGTACCTGCGTACAAACCAAACCAAGCTGCCCCTGCCCCCACAATGATAGATATAAGTCCGCTCTGTTCTAGAGACGGATCTTCTAGGCCCATGAACCACATAGTTGAATAATATAGGAGAAATATGTAGACGCTCAAAAATAGCCTAGGAAAGATCCGCCAAGAATCTATTGCTCTAGCTAGATGTATCCACTTCTGGTACGGGTTAGCGCCCTGATTATGTGGTGTTACATCGATGTCCAGTTCTAACTTTTTCTTTATCGGTTCTTGGTTCATATAAACCTCGCTAGTATTACGGTACCCACGATAAACGGATACACCGCCCAAAGCATCGCTTCTAAACGATCAAACCTTTTTGATCCTTCTTGTAATCTTCTTTCTATGTTTTGATAGCGAATCGCACACTCTTTTTCGTGCGCTTGTATTTGAGCCAATGCGTTTTTATTAGACACCGTATTCTTACCTGATCTGCTCATAAGATTGATTAATAAAAGATGCGCTCTCAGCACTTAACTTTGAAGAAGACGCTGAAAAAATTATGACGCCTAATATAAATAAAATGCCAGTAACAGCAAAAGCCATTTTGTAGAACTCTTGTCGTTCTGCTTTCTTTCTAGCTGCTATATCAGCTTTGCTCGGTCTGCCGCGTTTTGTATATGTAAAAGGTTTTGCTTTAGCCATCTTACTCCTCCTCGTCGTATTCTGGATCGTAATTAGTTACTTTGTGTAACCCGTCATATTCTACGTTTTCGTTTTCCATGTTACGTTAAGTTTATAATGTAAGTATAAGTTGCGCCAGTCGGCGATGTGTATTTTGCATTTAGAGCTTTCCCTATAAAACTCGTTGGCAAACCACCGTTAGTATCGTCAAATCCCCAAGTAAGTTGAGATTTATCTCCGTTTGCTGCGGTAGCGTAAGTGCCTTGTGTCCTCTCTGTAGAATCAATGTTATTTGAGGTAGTAGAAATGGAGCCACTTCCTGAGTTTACTAAACCTACTCTACTGGTCACAGCAGCAGCTTCAGTAGCACTTGTTACCCAACAAGAGAAAGTTTCTGTGCCGCTCCCAAACCCGGATACACAACTTAGACTAATTGCTAGTCCTCTCCCAGCAGCGGTGTTAAATGTAAAAGTAAAACTGCCAGCAGTATAGCCGCTTACGGCATCAGAATAATTTCCAAAGTTTTGTGTGTTGTAGCCGTCTGTTATACGCCCGCCAATGTATCTTTGAGTGATGCCTCCTATGTAGCTTGGATTAAAAGTAACAGTAGCGTATTTAGACCTGCCGTAAAATTGCGACATAGATATTTGCGAACCGCTTGAAACCACTCCGCCTAACTTACGGAAAGCAGCTTCGTTCATGTCTCTAGCTGCTGTAGCCGAGGCGTCTAGTTCTAAATTAATTGATTGTCCTGCGGTGGATCCACCTAGGGATATGGGACCTGAACTGTTAAGTTGGTC